TCGTGAATTCCGGGAAAGAGATGGTATCGACGTGTGCAAGGCTGCCGTCGTCGGCGAAGCCCTCTACGTCATATTCACCGTTAATCAAGAGCTGCGCGGCCATCCATTCCTGACGGCGGATGCACATATCGATGAGCTCCGTCAGGTCATGGGCACGGATTTCAGCGGCCCGTTCTTCCGGTGTCTTCGTGCTGTATTCCGATTCGCCAAAGCCGCGGATAAGGATGTCCGCCGGTTCGATGTTGCGTTTCGGGCGCATCAGCGGCGCCTTGTACGAGCGAATCGTGGACCCTGTACGGGCCATGTTGACGCCCTTGCCGCCAGGAACGACGAACGGCGCCATCAGGCGGCCGCCTTTTCTGAATTCCATGTCGACGACTTCCGTAGAAAAGGTCTGCATGTTAGGGAAGAAAACGTCTACTAAGGTAGTAGTCGGTGTAAACGAACGCTCAACTGCACCCAGGAGCGTCCGGGTATCATCAAAACTCATGGTCGTGCCTCCTTTAGCCTTTCAGGCTGGTAAGATAAATACCGGCGCTGCGCAATTCGGCTTCATGCGCGCCGATGGTGTCGCCGTCAGCGACTACGATTTTTTCGCGGTTAAATTCGCCTTTGACATATACCGCCGCTACTGTGTCCGTAGCGTCTACCGACGCCGCTAAAATGGCATTTGCAGTGCCGGCTTTTGCTGTTGCAGCGGCTGTACCATCAGTAATCGTGAGAAGTGTACCGCGGGCCATTGCAGCCCCTGCCGCCACTCTTACGTTATGCATCACGACAGCCACATTCGTACCGCCGATAAGGTCATCATAATGTACGCCTGTCGACGTAGTTACCAATTCCGCCATTAGCGTTTACCCCCTTTACTGCTGCCCATCGCCTGGGCAATCATATCCATGACTTTTTCGTCTTCTGTTTTGCTGTCATCGACAGCGCCCGGCGTGATGCCGTCCGTGCCGCCTTCTTTCGATTCGGCCTGCATATCCTGCAACTGTGTCTGCGCGGCGCTCTTGACGCCCTGAACAGCGGCTACATAATCACGGATGTCATCGGCCGTCTGGCCGTTGCGTTTTGCTGTGCTGATAATAGCCGCTACCGCCGGATTGCCGTCTGCCATGGCGTCGAGGTCAGCCATACGCTGACGTTCCTGGGCTACTGCTTCCGCGGCGATGGCTTTTGCATCGACTGCCGGCGCCGCCGATACCGTCGGCGCTGCTGCCGGTGCCGGCTGCGGCGCGGTCGTGTCATCGATTCGCAGGCCCAGTGCATTCAAGATTTCTTCTAATTTAGATTTACTCAAGACTTCCGCCCCCTTCTTCTCATCGTCCTGGGCATTCACACAATGCGCCAGGCCCTTCCTGTTTTTATAGTTTGTGATGTCGATTTTAAGCGAATTTACAATCAAATTGTTTCCGTCGAGTACGGATTTTATACGGCCGTCGATAGCATCGGCCAGGCCCATGTCGACGCACTCCTGCGCTGTCAGCCATGTTTCCGCGTCCATCATCTGCTCGATTTGCGCCTGATCCACGCTTACCCGCTTCATGTACGCCGCGATAATCGACTGGCGCACTGCCCGCAGGGCATTTGCATATTTGTCGAGGTCATCGGCGGTATAATGGTCGTCAAGCCCCATGGCCGGATTGTGAATCATCATCATAGAGTTCGTCGGCATCGTGATGCGCGCGCCGGCCATCGCGATGATAGTTGCCGCGGAAGCGGCGATACCGTCAATGACGACGTCGACATTGCCTGCATAGGCAATTAGCTGATTGTGGATTGCGTGCGCGGCAAAGACATCGCCGCCCGGAGAGTTGATGTGGACAGTGACGTCTTTATCGCCCAAGGCTTTCAGGTCCTCAGAAAATTGTACCGCGTCGATGGAGTCATCCCACCACGACGCACTGGAGACAATCGGCCCGTAGATATACAAATCGGCGGCATCGCCGCCCGTGCTGTCCTGGAAATTCCAGAAATGTTTCATCCTGTATCACCTCCTCCGCTGCTGTCGCTGGTATCCGTGTTGTCGGCTTTCGGGTACTGCATGCCCTTATTAGCCCACACGGCACGTTCAGCGGCGATTTGATCGACGTTGTCATCATAATTCGTGCCGGTAAGCTCGGCAGCCTCTCTTTCAGCCGTCGAAAATCCGTATTTGACGCGTAATGCCGCGCCGTTTACCTCTTTGACCGGGTCCAGCATACCCATGACAGGGCCGTACCAATTCGCGCCGGTCCATGCCTTAGTAATCAGCGGATCCACACCAAAGCCCGGCGCCTTGATGCGCCCGATGGCGATAGCCTCCGTTAGCCAAGCCTCATAGACAGGCTGGCAAAAGTCGCGGGCAAACCAAATGCGCCGCGTCCGGAACATGGCCGCCGCCTGTAAAAGCGCGCCGCGCGCGGCGCTGTACGACGACTGGAAGCGATTCATCAGCACCTCGGACGGGATACCCAGCGACGCCCCGATTTGTGCAATCAGGGAATTCGTAAAAGCCTCAAACGTGGACTGCGTCCGGCTGCCGTCGATGGCCTTGACGTCGACGCCGCTCGGCAGGAGATTCAGTGTCCCCGGGCCGATTTCTACGCGCCGCAGGTCGTCCGGGTCAATCTGCTCGCCCGGGCCGTATGTCTCGCTCAAGACATCGCCCAGGTCATTTGTCGTGCCGCTCGATGTAAAGAAGAGCGTGAAAAATGACTTGATGATTGCTGCGGACAACTCTGCATTAGTATATCGGCTGATTTGCTTTAAAACTTCAATCGCCGGCGCCAGATACGGCACGCCGCGATACTGTTCCGGCCGCTCTTCATGTGAGATTTGCAGGACCAGAGGCCGGCCCGTACGTCGGCCAAAAGCCTCGACACGGGTCCAGCGCAGGGCCTGAGAATTGTTCGTCGGGTCATAGGGTACGCGGTTAGCAATCCAATAAGCAACGACGGCCCCATCGGCGTCGATTTCCACACCATTGATAATCCTGTTATGTGTTTCAGGGTTATAGCATTCGACGGTCATACTGTCCGTATTGCTGTAAGCAGCCATAGCGCCGGGATTACATACCCGGGATGCCTCGAAAAGTTGGATGCGCGTCGAATAGATGCCGCCTGGCGACGGTTTACGGTACTTGATAGCTGCCCATGCATCGCCGTCCACAAGGTACGACAGATAGGCGATGTCCTGCATATCATAGAACGAATGCTTTTTATACAGGTCGCATTGTACCGAATCAGCCCATAGGCCGAATTCCCGCTGTGTGTGCCGCTGCCAGTCCTTAGCCTCGTCGGCGGTCATGCCCAGGAGCTTGTAGTCAATCTTAGGGATCACCTGCAAGCCCGCACCGATGACGTTCGCCCGGTTTGTATTGACCGCGCTGGCGCCAATCGGCGAATTGATATACATGTCCGTCGAGCGGCTGCGTAATGTGTTCAGATTGGCATCGATATCAGCACGCGGCGACGACTTATGCGGATTATAACCGCGCAGGGCCTGCCGTGTATGGCTGGCCGCGCCGTCGCTGTAGCCGGTATTTGTGATTTTCGTATTGACGCCGCCTGTCGGCTGTCGTGCGTTGCGTTTCTTCCGTTTTTTGCTCATTACAGCCTCCTAGTCGCGCAATACTACCTGCCGGGACCGGGATCCCGTCCGCGGCGCGCCGTCGATGGTCGCGCCTGCGGATAACAATTTACTGATGACGCTCTGTATTTCCGCCAAATCAGCGCGAGTCAGTGTACGGTTGCCGATTTTATACGACTGGCCGCCTGTCAGGATAGCCGTTTCTGCTGCAATGTACTGTTTTAATCGTGCATTCAGGATTTCGTTCATTCTATCCCCCTCTTAATCACGCCGAATCTGGGCCGCTTGCGCGGGCCTGTTGGCCGCTTTTCTTCTGTTGGCGTCCCTGTCATCAGGGCTTTCAGCTTGGAAAAATCCGGAGAAATGGACGCCAAACAGGCCAAATTATAGACTCGTAAGTCGAGCGGTTCATTTCGATGGTCCTTTGCAATGTTTACCCAGCGATATACGATGCGGCCGTTCTTCTTCTGCGGCTGTTTTTCTTCCGCTGTCAGGCCCTGGAAATAGATTTCGTCATAGCCGCGGTTCCACAGCACCTCATTGACCGCATCCTGCTCCGGCTTATCGAGCGGGAAGTGGAAATACCGTGGCCCCGGCACATCGATGGCCAGACGGTCCATGATGTACTGCTTGCCGCTGTCTGTGCCGATGAGGACCAGCGGGATTGTCCGTCCGTGATAGGCCTGCGCCTTGCTGTACTTGTGGATAATCGGCACGCCCATCGTCGATGAGCCGCGGACGGCAAAGCGCTGACGGGCTAAATGCATCAAGCTGTAGTTATAAACCTCACTGGTGTAATGGCCGCCAGAGTCGATGAACGTCCGGGCTACCAGCAACCCCGTACCGTCAGCAAAATGGTATTCGCGGTCCAGCTGTTCGTCCAGCTGACGCCATACCGCCGCCGTATCCGGCGCGCCTAAGATAATGCCCTTCTTGATGCCCCAGCACTCCTCATCCTCGCCCCATCCGACGATTTCGTATTCGAGGCGGTTATCCTGGACATCGACGGCCGCTGTCAAAATCAGCACGCCGTCGGGAAGTTCCGCGTTGTACGGCTCCCGGCGCGCCAGGAGCTTATCGACATTATCATAACTGCGCGCCCGTTCGTAGGGCTCGCCGAATCGTGTGTTGACAACTACCTTTTCGCGCTCCGGGTCCCCTTTGGCGTCTACCCATTCCTGCATTACATCAGTCCACGAAATCCACGGCGACGCCCAGCAGTTCACAAAAAAACTGCGGACGTGATTTTTGATAGCCGTCGGATTTTTGGCGACGTACTTCTGCGGCTGGCGCCGCATCTCGTTTTCGGAAAAGGTGAAGCCGCAGTCAGGACAGCGCCAAGATACGGATTTAACATGAG